CAGGCAATAGCCAACGAACTGAACCTGGGATGCAACACGGTTGCCAGGGCGGTGCAGGCACTGGCGGCTGATGGGATCATCCGCATGGACCGGTTCAAGCGCCGCCCGACCGTGTTCCACATGCTCCGGATTTACCAAAAAGCAAACGGACAACACCCCCCATCAGGGGATGACTTGACCACCCAAAATGGTGGGTCAACCGTTGAGTTGAGTCCCCAAAATGGTGGGTCAACCACCCATCAGCCACCCGAGTTGACCACCCAGAATGATGGGTCAAATACCCAGTTGACCCCCCAGAATGGTGCCTCAACCCTCGAGTTGACCCCCCAAAATGGGGGGACCAGTAACCCACCAGTAAGAATCCACCAGAAGAAGAGTCCACCAGAGAGGCGCGCGAGCGCGCCCAAAGCTCGGGCCAAGCCGCTGCCCGATGGCTGGCAACCTCACGTCCGAAGTTTCGCCCTGGGGTTTAGTCTCGGGATGAACCGGGAGGAGGTGTTGGTCGAGGCGGACCAGATGCGGGACTGGGCGAGCCACAAGGGCGAAACCGGCCTCGACTGGAATGCCCGGTTCGATCGCTGGCTTCGCACGACCGCTCAACGCCGCCTGCCACCCCTCCGTCTCGTCAGCCAAGCCACGCCGATGCAAACCAGGGAAGCTCGTTATGAGGCGGTGAAGGATGCGTTCCGCCGGGGACGCGCCGAGGCCCAGGCACACGATGCCATGGAGTTCATGCAATGAGCGACATCGCTAAGCGTCGCGCCGCTGACATCGCCGAGACGGCAAACCTCGTTGCAAACTTCCGGAAGGAATACCACCGGATCGCCAGCCTGCCAGACGATTTGCGCGCCGGCGTGGTGGTGCGCTACGACCCCAACGCCGAACGTGTCGCCGAGGCGATGCTGGCCGATCGGCAGCCGGCAAAGCACGGCGAGATCATCGAATGGCTCGGGATGCTGCACAGCGGCGGCGCGCAGAACCTGACCGGCGAGCAGATCACCAGCCGCAACAGCGCCATTCTGTTCGCGCTGGAAGACCTGCCGCGCATCTGCTGGACCCGGGCCACCTGCAAGCTGGCAATGACCAAGCTGCGGTTCTACCCGTCCGTCGCCGAGCTGGTGGACATCCTCAAGCCCATCGCCGATGAGCACGAGGCCGTCATGCGGTTCGCCGGTCAATACGCCTCAGCACCACCGGCCAGCGCGTTCGGCGTGCCGGCGCGAGAGTCCCGCACCCCCTACGAGCTACCGCCGCCACCACCGGAGCAACCGGCCCGGCGGGCTATCCCGCCCACCGCAGCGGAAGCGTCCGAGGCAAACCACGACCGCCAGCACCAGACCTATCAACCACCGATCCGCACGGTTGAGCAGCAGATCGCCGCCATCCTCGGAACCAAGGGGGGCAAGGCGTGATCGTCTCGCCCGAACTGCTCGCCGCTCATGCACGGGAAGTCGAGGCCGTTCACGAGCAGGTTGTGCTGATCCTTGCTGAACTACGGGCGATTGGTGAGCGCAAGGCCGCCGCCGCCAGCCGCAGCCACCACAAGCCGCTGCGCGACGTGTCGCTGGACCGGCAGCGTCTCGCCCTGGCCTACCGCCAGGCCGGCCTCAAGCCGCCGGGAATGCCCGCATGAGCACCACCGACCCCGTTCTCCGCATCACCGACCTCAACACCGCCTGGAGCCTCGTCGCACGACAGCCGATTACCACCATGCGCTGGGCCTACTACCTTCCCATCGCCGATCTGCGCGACGCCGCCGCGCGACGGCTAATCGACACCGCCCAGCGACGCGACCCCGATGCCTACGTCCTCCTGGCAAGACTGCGGCCCTATGCTTGACGCAACGGTAGCACCCCGTGTAGCACACCCGCAGCACGACAGCGCGGACAGCCTCGCCAGTCCTCGCATGTCGTGCTGCGGCAATGATGCACCGCGCTGGTGCGTCGCCCACACCCAGCCACAAGCCGAGCACTGGGCCGACCAGAACCTCCGCCAACTCGGCTTCACAACCTTCCTGCCGCTCCTCGCCGTCCAGCGCCGCGACAACGCCATCCGCAGCCTGCGCCACACCGTCCTGGTCCCGCTGTTCCCCCGCTACCTGTTCGTGGTCAACACCAGCCCCACCTTCTGGCGCCCAATACGCGAAGCCCCAGGCGTCGCTTCCGTCATCACAACCGGGGATCGCGTCCAGTATGCCTCTGCGGGCGCTGTGGAGGCGCTACAGGCCACTGAGGCGTCCCGCCGCTCCCTGACACCCGCCAGAGCCGCGTGGGCGCCAGGCGCCGTCTGTAGCCCCGCTGTGGGGGTGCTCGCCGGCCACCGCGCCGTCGTCCTCCGCGTTACCCGCTCCCACGCCACCGTGGCGCTCATGCTGCTCGGCGCGCTCCGCGAGGTCACCCTGCCGCTCGATAGCCTCGCACCAGCCACATGACCGACCTCGTGGAACTGGAACGCCGCGTCGCCGCGCTCGAGCATCTCCTGGATCGTCTCGCCGAGGCTTTCCAGCGGATACAGGAGGGCATGGAACGCATCGAGCCGCTGCTGCTGGAGTTGCAGACCAGCATCGAGCGGAAACACTAGGAGGCGCCCGTGTCACCCCTGATGCTGATCGTCGTGGTGCTCCTGGTGCTGCTGGTCGCCGGCGGAGGATGGGGCTATCGCGCCGGCTACTACGGCGGCCCCTACGGCTACGGATTCGGCGTCGTCGGCCTCATCCTCGTCGTGCTGCTGGTGCTGCTCCTGATGGGGCGGCTATGAGCCATGCCGTGAGCGCATAACTGTGGACATAATATTTCCCACAAACTTTCTTGCACAAGTCACGGAAATCATTCCGTATCCGCGCAATGCCAGGGAACATTCCGAATCCCAAATCAGTCAGATTGTTGCGTCAATCCGCGAATTTGGGTTCACAAACCCCATCCTGGTCGATGCAAGCAATGTGCTAATCGCAGGGCACGGACGCCTCGCTGCCGCGCAGCAGCTCGGCATGCGCCAGGTGCCCGCGATCCGCCTCACCGGCCTCTCCGACGCCCAGATCGCCGCGCTCCGCATCGCCGACAACAAGCTGGCACTGAACGCGACCTGGGACGACGATCTGCTGCGCATCGAACTGTCCGACCTGCGTGATGTCGGCTTCGAGCTTGGACTGACCGGCTTCAACGGCGACGAACTCGATGCGCTGTTTGCCGACCGCACCGTGGGCCTTACCGACCCCGACGACGTGCCCGAGCCGCCGGCCGAGCCGATTACCCAGCCCGGCGACGTGTGGCTCCTGGGACGGCACAGGCTGGTCTGCGGCGACTGCACCAAGGCGGAGGACGTGGCACTGGCGCTGAACGGTGTGGCGCCGCACCTGATGGTCACCGATCCGCCCTATGGGGTGGACTACGATCCAGAGTGGCGAAATGAGACCGGCATTGCAGAAGATGGATCGTTGCAGCGTGTGACGACTGGGCGTGTTCGGAAAGTCATCGGAGCAAAGGCTGTAGGCGAGGTCGTAAACGATCATCGTGCAGATTGGCGAGAAGCGTGGGCCTTATTCCCAGGAGACGTTGCTTATTGCTGGCACTCCGGCATCCACGCTTCCGAAGTGGCCGAAAGTCTCGTCGCTTCCAGGTTCGCAATCCGCGCGCAGATTATCTGGGACAAGATGCGGCTTATAATCGGTCGTGGTGATTACCATTGGCAGCATGAGCCTTGCTGGTATGCCGTGCGAAAGTCGGCGACCGGACACTGGGCTGGCGATCGGAAGCAGACGACGATCTGGCAAATTTCGCACCGCGCATCGGAAACCGGCCACAGCACGCAGAAGCCGGTCGAGTGCATGCGCCGGCCCATCGAGAACAACTCCTCCCCAGGCCAGGCCGTATACGACCCGTTCGTCGGCTCCGGCACCACCATCATCGCCGCTGAAATGACAGGACGAGCCTGCCACGCCATCGAGATATCGCCAGCATACTGTGACGTGGCCATGCTGCGCTGGCAGGCATTCACCGGACAAATCGCAACGAGGCTCGTAGAGCATGCCGCCGTTCGGTAATCCTAACGCCCTGTTTCGCGACGGTGTGAGCTTGCTCCCGCAGCCACAGAACCGGCTGTCGCCCAGCCAGATATGGCCGATGGAAAACCCGGTCGGCACCGAGCAGGTGCGCCCACAATACCTGACTAATCCCGATCCAGACGTGGTGCCGGGTGTGATGTGGGGTGGGCGCATGACCTCGCCGCGCGTGGCCCAGGGGTTGAATAACGCCATAGCGATCGGAGAGGGGTTTGTCGGTGGCACAGGGCCGTCACCAACGAAGCTGCCAACATGGTATCACGGGACAGCCAGCAAGTTTGATAAGTTCAATACACCAGAAGTGTATTTGACCGACAGCATGGAGCAGGCCAGTCAATATGCCGCCAATGCCCACCGGCTAGGCCAAGGGGGGCAAGGCAAGCCAGAAGTTCTGTCGATCAATCCTAAACCCGGCAACGTCCAAAACATCGACGACCATCTGTTCGATGCAATGGATGATGGTATTGATCTGGATGACGCTATCCTTGAAGCCGCCACTGCGGCCCGCAAGGCGAGAAATGTGCGCTATCTGGAATATACCCATCCCAACGCCGGTTCGCAGGGAGAGCACACCGTTCGCATCTCCTTGTATCCACACGAAGACCTGATCCGGTCAAAGTAAGGGTTCGCCCATGGGCAAGAAAGTTGGGCGCAAGCCGCATCAGCACACGCCTGAACTCGCCCGGCAGGTCATGTCCATGTCCGGCTACGGCATCACTCAGGCCGACATAGCCACCGTGCTCGAAATCCACCCCAAGACACTGCGCCTCTACTACCGCCGCGAACTCGATACCGGAGCCATCGAGGCCAACGCCCGCGTGGCCCAGGCGCTGTTCAAAAACGCTACCGTCAACGAGAACGTCACCGCGCAAATCTGGTGGACCAAGACCCGCATGGGCTGGAAAGAGCCGCGCGCCGATATCGCCATCGGCAGCGATGGCACCGTGCCCATCATGGTGATGACCGGCGTGATGCGCGACGTGCCGGCCGAGCAAGAGCCGCAGCAACAGGCCATCGAGGGCGTAGCGTGGTCCGATGCAGACGCTGAGTAAGAACCCGCTGAAGCACCTCAAGCCGCCGCCAGCGCAGCCGAAGCTGGTCAAGCTGGGCTACGAGGCACGCCCGCACTTCATGCCGCTGCACGCCCGCAAGCAGCGCTGGGCCTGCATCGTGGCGCATCGCAGAGCCGGCAAGACGGTTGCCTGCATCATGGACCTGATCG